CACGCTCATTCTGCCCATCTCCTCGCTGTCTTCCTTTGAGATAAATCTTGTTGATTTGTTGTCTCCTCTTTATTTTAGGATAGTACCCAGCAGAGGCATTCTCATACTGGTCGCGGAGTTCAAGAAGCTCCTTGTCGCTCATCGGAAGCTCTAAAACGTCTTCATAGTCACCCTCAATACCCTCCTCCAGTTCTGAATTGGAGGATACTTTATTCGTGTCATCAGTAAGGGACATTGCCCCTGCGATATTTTGTGTGAAGGCGTCTTCTGGCATTTAAGGGTTCGTAAATATAAAAAGCACCGCCGTCTGGCAGTGCCCCAACAATTAAGTTGTTAAGCAGATTATTCCTTACCCACAGAGTCTAACGTAATACTCTCTATGTTGTCAAATGTTTGTGCCTGTGGATAACTATACAATTCGGTTTTAATAGATTTTAGCAATCCATCCTTGAAGTTGAGCGTAGCGTTACCCGTGTGTATTGCAAATATGCCTGACTCTGCAAGAAATCTAATCTTGGAGGCAATATCTGGTGTTACCTCTATTTTAATTAGGTCAGAAATCAACATATCCTTGTATCTTTTTGCCCATTATACGCCGTGCAGGAATAGTGTTGTTTACCCGTGAGGCAATAGGGAAACGAGTAGTGTTCTCCCTCTTGATAAAGGTCGCTCCTGTACTTCCGTATTTCTCAAGTCCGACTAAGCAATACAAAAGAGTATGACAATAGTGGTCGGCTCCATTACGTTTCCAAATCAACTCCGCGCCATAGTTCGTAGCTATATCCTTGCCTGGCTTGTCTAGTGCTACTTTAATCTCACGATATACATTATCAAAATGTCCCGCCCAGTCAGTCCATTCTTCTACCTTTCCATTGAGCCTAATACGCCCTGTATCTCGTAATTGTTCCACCATCCATTGAAAGTATTGGTTGCGGTCTACACGCACTGTCCCTTGTTCGTCTTTCTCTCCCCACTCAACCATCTCTTTCGATTTGCGGTCTTTACGATAGAACACGAGGTACACACGCCCTGGGTAGTCTGCCTGAAGTTTTCGGATACCAATAAGGTCGCCACCTTGGTCAGCAATGATGATAGACGTTGGCCACCGTTGTAGAAGTTTCCGAAGGTCGTTATATGGGTCTTGCGGTCTGCCCAGTTCATCTATTGTTTTACAATTTCCATAATAGAATACTCCTTGCTTATTCATACAGGTAAAGTGAATAGGAAGTCCTGTATCTACTCCTATGATGATTCTGTCCCCTTGCTCATTTACTTCAGGCACGACATTCTTCAGCACCACATCACTGGTTATCTTATTCTCCGAGCCGACGTAGGGGAGACCGAGAACGTAGTTGTAGAAGTACTGTTCGTTCTTTTTGGGGTCGTTTTTCGCTTCAATGATTTTGTCCGCGCTAATCCAAGGACACATAAGCTGGGATATGTGATATCCGCTATAAACTCCGCGAGCGGTGGGTCGCCATTCTCCTGCTCTTCTAACGCTATCAGGTATGCTTTCCCTACACCTTTTGCAAATGTATTCAACACGTTCTGTTGATACCGAATTGGGAAAAGTAAGGATTTGTTCATGTTTACATTCGTTACAAGTAATAACCCACTCTTTCTTATCTGACTGCTCCCAGAACACATCTACGCCGTGCCCTGCTATTGAAGGATGCGAGAAGTACCATCTCCACCCATTTGCTTTAGCCGCGAGGCGTGTTTCGTATTGTGTAATCACATCAGCATTTGAAGCATCTATCTCATCGTGGATGTTGAGGTCAGAGGATACCATCATAGCCGCTTTCTGTGTCCACGTTCCACGATAGTAAATGATTGAATCTCCCACTGCTTTCTGCTCAACAGAATCGTGGTCAGCTACCCATTTAGACAAGACAGGATTCTGCGCCACAATACGATTCACTTTCCCGCCCGCCATATCCTTTATATCTGAATCAGTGGGAAGCGTGTAGATGATTGCTTTGTTTTGCTTCTTCGCCACATACATTGACTTGATGATTTGTAATGTAGTCATTCCCACCTGAGGAGCTTTGAGTACCACTTGAAGCGGAGACATATCGTTATAGATGTCCAATAGGAACTTATGGTCTTTGAACTCAATGGGCATTCCTGCCTCATTCTTTATCTGATGCTGTACTACCCAGAGTGATGGATAGAGTTCAGCCGCTTGTATCAGTTCTTTGTCGGTGAAGGATTCCATCTGCTAGTTTCTTTAACTCTTCTGTCGGCTCGGTTCGTACTTCTACTTTATGAATATCTGGTGCTTTACCTAAATACTGGTCAGCAACATATTCAGGACGCAATTGGTCAATCACCTCTTCCCATTTTTCACTAATCCGAGCTTCGAAAATGGCTCTACGCTCTTCTTTCAACAAAGTTTCTTTATGTTTTGTTCCCTTTGGCTTGAATCCCTTGTGTCCTTTTACAAATGTCATAAAATATAGTGGATTATACCACACATATTTACTTTTTCTTGCTTGGTCGCCCGCGCTTCTTAGGAGGTTCTACTGGTGGTGTACTGGAAGTAACACTTGACGTAGTCATAGGAACGTAGGGTGGTTGATAAGGGATAGTGTCAAAGAGGTACTTATCAATCATCTTCTTCAATTCAATGTTGTTATCGTCCGCCAGCATATCCTTCGTTGAGAGAGGGACGGCATCTAGATAGATTTCGTAGTCATCATTCGCTTGGTTGAATTTTATGCCCAAATTTCCCTTGTTGGTGCGGCCTATTGAGAACACAATTTCATTCACCTTGAGGAGGCGGAAGATGTGTTTAGCGAGTTTCTGTTGGTTTTGAATGGTCATTTTTTAGTTTCGTTACTAAATTGGTAATATATATAATAGCCCACCGATACCAATGGCGCAAGGACTTATCCCCTATTGTCAAGAACTTCACATTCTGGAAACAAACCTTGCAACATTCGTTTTCACTTGTAATAGGGAATGGAGATACTACGGGAACAGTGTATGACCATCTGCGGATATAGAGTCGTTTCTTCCTACAAATAGGACATTTGGTGAACCACGTCATAGCCCCATCATAGGATTAAATGCTCGTCTGCTCAATAGTTCCTCTGGGGATATTGGTGGAAGTGTGATGACTGATGATGTTGTGAGGAGGGTTGAAGCTATCCCGAGCGCGTTTCTAATAGCACCGAGGACTATTGAAGATGCGTCTATTATTCCTTCCTTGAAAGCATCAACTATACGCGCATTTCTCGCATCTACTACGGTGTAATTGTCAATAGAACTGCGTCCCCTTTCAATAGACTCTAGTGCGTGTATTTCTACATCTTCCTTCCACCAGTTTGTAAGGATTGGATTCCCAGCGTTTTCTATTATTTGTCCTGCTGGTTTCCGTAGTGCTACTCTTAATATCTTGCCACCTACCGTGTCAGGCATTTTATTTGACGCGGTGAATAAACACATACCACCACCTGCTACGATTCCATGTTTCAACGCGAGTCGACTAGAGTGTATCGCGTCTTCAGCTTTGAGACGTAAATAAGATAGTTCTGTTTCGCTTCTCGCTCCTAATTTGAGTATCGCGGTCTTAGTGGTGAGCCATGATAAACGCAATTTACTATCCGCACTATTTTCTTTCTCTAATTCAGCTATGTGGTCTGATATATCTTTTATCCCTATAACCGTAGTCTCGTCTTTGTCGCAAATGAGAGTATCGCATGTGCCGAGCCAATCTAATCTAAACTTGTTACCCAGAGAAGTCCCACTTACGTCCTCGATTATTGTCGAGCCAGTTATCTTAGCAAAGTCCTCGAAGACATAGGATTTCCATAGCGTCGGGGCTTTGATTATAAGTATGTCTATTGACCTCTTTTCGTTCTTTTGTAGCTCAATGAGGACTCTTGCTACACCTGAATCCATATCGTCTGTAAATATGACCAGATGTTTCACGCCGTTGGCTATGAGGGCTTGAAGAATGGGGTCAATATCCTTTAGGTGGTTTATTTTGTTCTTCGTGACGAGGATTGACGGCTTTTCGTATTGCGCTTTTTTCCCATCATTGACCATATAAGGAGAAAGGTATCCAGTGTCCACAAATCGGACTCCCTCAATGAGGCTATAAGTGGTTTCAAATCCCCCACTACTTTCGAGGTGAATAATCCCATCTTTTCCGATTGTTCTATAGATGTCGCCAAGTATTCTAGCGAGTCCTTCATTTTCTCCCGCGATTCTCGCAACCGCTGGGATGTCAGAAACGGTGATTTGACGTGT